TCAATAGGTGGCTACTTTACCAGATTCTTTTGTGTCTGTAACGACAGATTGCACGTAGGACAATAACCAAAAACTTTTTCGCCCATCCTTGTATGGCCTTTGGTATCTGCCTTCACGAATCCGAGCGTCTAGAGTTTCAGGTTCGATATTGAGCATGTGTGCAAATTCTTCACGACCAACTCGGCGTTCTTCTTTTGACTGAGCAATACGTTCAGCTACAGCAACAATCTTTTCTAGAATGCTAGCCTCTATTTTAACTATTTGTCCCATTTACTCCTCCTTACTTTCCGCTTTAGGGTTTGCCCACCAAAGAACAGGGCCATTTTCTGAATCAAATGCTGCTATTAGAAATAAGCCTTCTTGTGGTGGCTGCGGCTTCCAGTTGGACCAATCACTAAGATTATCTTCTGGAATCTCTTCAATATCCCAATAGTCAAGGTTTTCGATTTTTATAGAAACACCAAGGTTCTTTTGCAGTTGTGCCCATTGTTCTTTTGTATAAAACTCAGCATGCTCTCCAATTGTGTCATGTAGCTCTATATCAGGATGGAACCAGCAGCTATTTAAATCATCCGGTACTTGTGTTGGTTGTATTTGATATTTCATTCCTCAGCTCCATATCCGTAAAATTGTTTTGCCTCATCAAAGCTTTTGGTTACAAGGGGAGCAGAACCTTTCTTGTAGCAAATTACAATTTCATCAAATTTAAAAACACGTTCAGCAGTCTTCAAATCAAAGCATTGATACATTGCTTGGTTGAACCAGCTTTCTACATAAAATAGTTTTTTAATATGATCCTTACGGGTGCCGTGCCATTTCTGGACTTTGATAACATCATCGAAAATTTCTAAGAAAAAGTTGTTGCCTTCCTTTTCATGCATTTTTCTATAACGATCAACAGCTCGCTCCGCTATCTCTTTTGAGGCTGCTGGGGTTTGTTTAAAAGGGCTATCGCCTTCAGGTCGCATTGCAACTGCCCATAAAGTTGATTCACTCATCCTTCAGCTCCAGATACGTTTGGCACACTATGAAAATGCATCCAGTGTGAAGGCGCATCATTATGATAATTTGCCCATACACTATTTAAATCTTCATCAATAGTCATATAGTCTTGTTCGGGGGTAACATCAGGTGCATCAGCCCAACAAATAAGTACCATTATGTCAGTAGGCGGCCATTCATCATCCATGCTGATCCAAGTTGGCAACACCTGAGCACTGGCGTCATTCCATGCAGCATCCCAAATCAACCAAGCTTCATGACGAGGACTAGTTGGTAAATATCTGTGTCCTGTTAGTGCCTCTTGTCTATCTAGTTGACGTTTTAAACTTTCATAACTGCAATTACATTTTTTGGCATGAAATCTTTCAAAAGCTTCTCTTTTTTTATTTAGATCAATCATTACCTAAGCCCTCAAATATTCTTCTTTAGTCCACTCAACAAACTCTTTATAAAGTTGTTGTGCCGGTTTATTTAATCGATTGTGATAGTCGATCGTTATGCGGCGCCAAGCGACTGGTACCGCATAATGCTTTGTTAGGAACATTGCTTGATCCATGCCTTGCCGGACTATTACGTAGCCCAGCAATTGCAAGTAGTACATAAAACCAAGCATGTGTTTTTGGCTCACTTTCTTGTACTGATCTTTCATATTAGAAACCGTCTCCTAATAGAAAATCAGGCTCTGCTTCTGGTTGAGAAACTGCTGGATTTTCTAATTCATAGCGGCGTTTTCTTATATAGCCCATTAGCTTCGGTTGAATCTGCGGATCTCGTGCAGCCACGTCTATTTCCAAAGCATCTAGCGTTGTAAGGTCTGGTGCAGTTTGGATTTGAACCATTAAAGAGGGTGGCTCATTAGCAGATGCCTTTTCTTTTTCTAGCTCTTCAAGACGTTTGTGAGTGGCGAGAAGGATAGGCTTCATTTGTTCGTCATCCCATGTGCGGGTATAACGATAAACCGCATTTACTTCATCTGGTGTTTTTGAGTCTTTTACACGCTGTAGAAGAGTATCTAGGGTTTGCTGATACTCATTGTTTTTTTCTTGCTCAGGTGTAGGCTGAGTTAAAAAATCTTCAGGTGAAGACACATAAGGTTGTTCTGTAATAACAATCGCACTATCTAAAGCTGATCCTATATTTTCTGAAATATCTTCGGATTGCACCAATGAGTCTTCAGAAGTAGTTACATTTGTTTGCTCAGTAATAACAATTGTAGGTTGTTTAACTTCATCAACAATTTCAGAAGTCTTTTCTACAACTACTGTCTGTGCACCTTTTGATTTCTTAGCACGCTGTTTCTTTGGTTCATCACCTAGGCGAATAACACTAAAATCGTCACTAACTTCAAAACCTAACGCTTTAGATAGTGCTTTTAATTGAAGCTTAGCGTTTTCTGCATCACGTTGAACAAAGCCGCTATTAATAGATTCAATTAATGCGGTGGTTCTAAAATTCACGACGTAAATAGAAGGCGAATATGTAGTAATTACAAAAACATCCTGTCCTTCCTCATATTCATCAATAGTTAATGGCTTTGTGAATGTAATGCCAGCCAGCTCAATAGTTTCGATTTTGATGCAGAATTCAAAACCCGGTTTACCAAAAACAGAAGCGGGGAATTGATCTAAGTCAGAAAAGTCCAACATTTCTCCAATAGGACGACATAGAACAGTTTTACCTTTTTGAAGTGCTGCAAATGCTTCTTGAGCAGTTAAAATATTTTTCATGCTGTCATCCCCGTTTTCGCTAAGGTTTCAATTTCTTGTTTAACTGCCTTAAGTTTTGCCGCTTCAATTTGGATAAGGGCATCGATACCTAAGTGCTCACAAACTGTTTTTACATCGAGGCCACGTTCAGCAATAAAGTTTTGAAGTTCATCTCTTTGTTGATCTGAGATACCGTTAAATTCAGGTGGACTAATCCAAGTGCCACGTTGTTTATCAAACGTGCAATTCAATGCTTTAGCTCTCATTAACATTGCTTGTCGCATGTTCTGGTAATACATGTGTTCTTTATCAAGCGACTCAGTTAATTGATTAAGGTCACCTGCATGCTCAGCTTCTTCACAGCTTTGTTTCCAGTTTTCTAGCTCTTCTTGGGCTTTAGCTGCTGCAAGTTGTGCAGGCGTTAAGGTGTTAATGTGGTCTTTAGCTTGAGTAATCAGGTCAGCCAAGAAAGTAGGGTGTGCTTTAAGATCAGGTACCCATACTTCACCGGTTTCACCGCCTAAAGCACCTGAGTTTTTCGCATGATGTGTAGGCGAAGGTTTAAAATTAATAACGCGGGCATTTTTACCTTCACCAGTAGTAACAGTTGTTAGATAACCCATGACATCTGCGATACGGTAAAGCTCGTTACGGTTTTTACCACCTAGATCTGGGCGGTAAATAATTTGATCACCGTTTTGATCTTCTGAAGCATGGGCAATGAAAACGACATCTTTACCTAGACTGATTAAAGTGTTGATGTATTGCTTGAATGTTTGGTTCGCTAAACCTTGAGCCTTTAACTTTAAAGAACCATCTTTTTGACGGTTATTTGCCGTAAGTAACAGGTGGGTTTTAATGCATTCAAGCATTGCACCCACGGTATCAATGATTACTGTTTTATAAGGTGCTAAGTCCTGAGGAGTAAGGTTTGCTACATCACTCCATTGTTGAACTTGTACAACCGCGCCACGACGTAATTCACCAGTACGGTGAGCACCACGGTCAAAGTCAAAAGAAATTGCTTTTTCCGCAGTAAAACCCATAGAAGTTTTACCTAGGCCTGGATCAGCATATAGGTACACAATAATTGCTTGAACCAATAAAGTTTGGTCAGCAGTAATAATCGGTAACGCCATTTTTCTTATCCTTATCTTGAGCCAGTGAAGCCGCGCTTAGTTTTATAAGCTTTGCGGTCACGAAATGGGATGTTTGTTTCACGTAGCTTTTTTGCGAGCTGCTCTCTGCGTTGAAAATCAATTTCTTGCATAAGAGAAGCGAAAATCTTTGGTTCCTTAACTTTAAATTGCTCAACATTAAGTGGTTTTTTAACGCCATCTTTAATTTCGTAAAGTACTGAGCCGTTAGCGTTTGCAGCATAGGTAGCCCACTTAATACGTACGGAATAAAGCCCTTTATCATCACGGCCTAAAAATGACTTGTAGCCGTCAGGATG